ATTATTCCTCTAAACACTTTTGTAATACCACCCATAACATTTTTAAATGCTCTTACAGGTGCCATCATTGTACCCATAAAACTATCTACCATCTCACCTAATATACCTGGTAGTCTTCCAGCAGTGCCTCTAGTAGCAGCACCATAACGTGATTTACCACCAAATGACGCCGCTTGTCCAGCAGATGCTTCTTTTCTGCCTTCTAAAGCAATTTGTCTGTCTTGTAAATTTTTTCGTTCTTCAGCAGTTAAATCTTTTAGACCATATTGAAACTTAAATCTTTCTCTATTGATTTCTCTTTGTTCTTTTTGAATCAATCTCTCTTCTTTATTCACTTTACTTTGTTCTTTGATTTTTTCAAAGATATTCATTATTTCTACTTTAGATTCACCTTTTCCATCTTTAGTTTCTCTTACACCAAAACCAGAAGCACGTAACATATCAGCGTTACCTTGAGCAACTTCTTTTGATAATTCATTTATGTTATTTTGTAATTTTCTTGTTTGATCTTTTTGATTGATACCCAACTTCTCCATTGTTTCTGCTTGTTCTTCAGCAATATCTCTCAACTTAATTAGAACTTCTAATTGTTCAGCACTTGTTGCATTACCTTCAACTGCTGATGCTAAATCTGATAAGAACTTGAAACGATCTGGAACAGTAATAGTTTGAAAACCTTTTGATAATGCTGTACCAATAGACGTTACAACTTTAAAACCTAATGCTTTTATATCATCTGAACGAACTCTATCTTGTCTTCCTGCTTCATTAATAAATTTAGTTAAAAATTCATTAAACTTTTCATCTCGTCCGCCTGTTAAGTTTATTTCTTCTGCCATTTATGTCCTACTTTTTGTCGTCTGATTTTGCTCTACTACCTGTGTATAGACCAAACCAGGCAGCGCCAGCACCAACAACGATACTAACTAACCCACTTTGTTCCATAGTAGGTGCAGGTATATTCATATACCAAATTACTACTTTGTATAGTAAATAGATGTATGTTGAAATGAATACTCTTGGAAATATTCTCCAACTATCTACTGCTCTTGCTAAGTGTATTAATTTAGCATATGGATTAATACCTAAATTTTTGATAGATGTATCAACTTCTAAATCAACACTAATTTTCTGTTTTGGTTCAGCAACCTTAATGTCTTCCATTATTGTATCCCTTTTCCTCTACTTTGTTCTCGTCTTCTTTGATTTTCTTCTTTAATGTAATTAATCAATAAATTGACGTAAATGTCCCTCTCCCAAGGTATCAAGTTTTCAATTTCACTCAATGAATATTTATGATGTTGTATGAGTGAAAAATTGGTTTCAAAATAAACTTCTAGTGAGTTATGAGAGAGGCATATTCGAAAAAATCTTGCAACCCTACCAATTGTATTTTACTTTCAACGTTTGTTTTAGGGTTTAAGATATTAATATCGTGCTTCAATTTAGGCATACTTTCAAAGAATTTTTGAACTGATTGAAATTGTTTTTGTGACAAATTTTCAACAAAGTCTTTTAATTCTTGTGTAGTACTGTCTTTACCATAATATATGTTTTCGCCTTCGTAAATATAATCAACACAACTATAGATGATTTCTAATAGTGTATCAATATTCTCATTTGTATTAGTTAAGTTTCTTCTAAACAACTGAATTGTTGGATACTTAAATACAATTCCTAGTTTTTTATTTTCATCAAGTACAACATTATTATTATGTTCATCTTCGACTTGAACATCAACAGCAGTTAAATCTAATTCAACATCAGCATAAGTTTCTTTGTCATCTGGACAAAGTATTTTAAACTTAACTACTTCACCTACAGATTTTGCTCTGATTTGTAAAAAGATGTATTCAATATCAAAAATAGGTAACTCTTCAGCATTTAATTTGCCAAAGGTACAATTTTCAATAACTTGTTTTACTGCTTGTATTATTTCTTTATCGTTTTCAGATTCAAGTGCTAATAACAATAACTTCTCTTCTTTAACAAGAAAGGGTCTGTATTGAACTTTTAAATCTGTGGATGGTAATAACAATTCATACGTTGGTGTATTCAATTGTGGTAATGCCATTATTTACTCCTTTTCAATTATAATTTAATATTAACCAAATGGTGGGAATATTTTTCCTTTTGTAAATCTACCATATGGTACTCTTCGTTTCAATCCATTTACAAAGTCCCTTGCACTTCTTCTAATTGGTGCAGGTAACTTACCTAATAGACCACCAAATTTACTTCCTTTGATGGATGGTATTTCGCCTCTGGATTTGCCTGTTGCGAAAGTTCCTACTTGATCTATTGATTCATTTATCCAGTATCTATATTGCATTGTTACATTAAACGAAACAACTTCAGTTGATGGTTCATAAGTGTAATCTACTTGACCTATTCTAACAGGAAAAGCATCTATTAGTTTGATTAAGTAAGTTGATTCTTCTCTATCTTGTCTGGATGTAAATTGTCCTAATTGCATTAATCTCATATCAGCAACATATTCATCATAGTAACCAACATTGTGTGATTCATTGTTGATTGCTGCTTTTTGCCAATATTCAAAGTATGCTCTTTCTCTTAAAAATTTATCACAATAGAAAGTTAAATCTATATTTTCGTATTTGTCGTGGTCAGTAACAAATTTTCTACTTGGACCATTATGTTTAACTGTAGTAATATCTACTTCTCTTTGAGGCATTGACATTGCTGAACAGAATAGTCTGACCTTACGACCATTTGAACTATCATAAAACTTTAATTCACCAGCGTCTGAAAAACCTCTCTTTTCTGTGAAGTCACCTTCGCTTTGTGTTGATGAACCACTATCAAAATCAGCAAGTGGTGGATTAAAACCATTACCACCTATTGATGTACCAGACGGTAAATTCATTTCAACATAGAATTTATTTTTACGAGCAAAACCTTCACCTTCATTCATTGCACCAACAAAACGATTAATGGTAGTGTTTGGATTACCACCTGGTGGTCTGCCTAATCTAGGATCACCTCCAAGATTTTTTAAATCTTCACGTGATATACCAATACGTACATCTTGTCCAAATATTTTTCTACCTGCTCTGAAAATTGCCATTAGTATGGTTGTCCTTTTTTAAATTGTTGTACTGGAAGTAAAACTGCTGTTGGTGATTCATTTACATCTATTCTTAAAAACGAAGACCTAACATATCCGTACAAATATTTTTTAATTGTTTTCTTCACTTGATTAATTCCTTTAACGGCATCATAACTTACTTCTAGTAAAGTTGATTTATCAAAGTTACCATCTGAAGCAAATTTTTGTAGTTGTTCTAACATTCTAAATCTTGCTACTGGTGGTACGTAATGAAAATTCATACCCATAAATCCATTTGGTATTCTTTCTAATGGTAACACCAATGGAAATCTATCATATAAGGGTAAAGTTTTTTTATACTTTGGATCATAAAAGAACATATTTAATCTACCAATACTTGGTCGTGCTGTAAGTTTTCCGTCATTCATCAACTTACGTGCTGTTGCTCTATCAGTCATATCACTCAATTGTTTTCTGTACCAATTAACAGACTTCAATTGATTATTCTGATTAACAACTATGTCTTTAAATATTCCAACTGCCATTTGTTACTATTTATAGTAGATTAATAAGCGTTTAGATGTTTTTCAGTCATAATAACAAACTTACAACCTTTGTCTTCACACCATTTTTCTGCTGCTGAAAACTTTGATTTATTGCGTACATAATCAAATGCTTCGTTTAAATATCTTTGTGATTGACGTTTAGGAATTGATGGTGGAGATAATTTTCTATGAGGTTTAATTTCAACAACAAACTTTTCACCCTTTACAGTTTTTAAAATGAAGTCGGGAAAGTATCTATGATATTTTTTATCTGCTGGATTATAATAAGGTATAATAATCTCTTCACTACCCCAATATTGTATGTTAGGATTACGGTCGCAATATTGCATAAAGCGACGTTCTAATAATGAACGATAAATTATATTATCTACATTACCTACGTATTTTGATTTGTTTTGTGGAGTAAATCTACCTTTATAAGATTGTTTCATAATTTAGTACAAGTGCTATATAGTTTAATGTTTCTCTACAGGTATTTATCTTTCTTATTTTATTAACACTTCTAAATTACATATAAATATTGATATGTTAAGAAGAGTAGCAAGTCATTTATCAGGTTTAGCAAGTTCCTCACTAGGTTCAATTTCAGGCAAGATTGCTGGGAAATTGACAGGTGGGTTCGGTGGTGGGATTGCCGCCGCTAAAGCACAAGCAGCAAACTTATTAAACAAATCACCATTAGAAGTAAAAGATGTATCATCAACTGGCGTATTAACAGAAAATCCATTTAACTATGGTACTGCTGTTTATCCTACTGGTACAGGTCTTATTGGTGAAGGACATTATATGATGTTTTACATTGTTGAAAATGACGTACAAAAATTTAAGAACGCCTATAACATTAGTGCTAGTTATTCACTTGCTGATGTAGATTTTTCTGTAGGTCAAACTAACAAACAAACAACAATTTTTAATAAGATTAAATCAGGTGGTACAATTGATAAAACAATTTTAAGAGGTCAAAAATCAGGACTTGCAAGTAAATATACGACACATAGTAGAGTAACAGATTCAATTATTTTATATCAACCGCACGATTCTAAAGTATCTTATAAAACAAATTATGAAAATGCAGAAACACAACTTGCTGGATTTCTAGGACAGAGCAGTAGAGAATTGCTTGATGGTAACTTTTTAGATTTCTTAAAAGCAATAGGTGGTGCAGGTGGTGAGTATGTTAAAAATGCATTACTTGCTGGATTAGAAGTTATACCTGGTGTTGGAGATGCTAGTGCCGCTGTTGATAAAGCAAGAGGTAAAGCAGTCAATC